AAAGATGTCAAATTCGTTAAAGCAAAGGCTGCGTGGGAAGACAATTAAGATCTTTGGACCACCAGGCACTGGAAAAACAGAAAACCTTTTGAAACGTGTAAAACGTTATCTTGAAAAGGGATATTCTCCTGATGAGATATGTTATGTATCTTTTACAAACAAAGCTGTAAATGAATGCGTGACTAGAGTTAGACAAAAATTTAAGGGTTATGATGAAGATGCGTTTAAATATTTTAGGACACTCCACTCTCTTGCAAGACAACAGTTTGCTGAAATACCTGTATTAGATCCAAAAGCAGATATGCTTATATTTCATACACAATATGGAACAATTAAAATTAAATACAAAGAAGGCCACGATGATCAAAAGGTTTACAACAATTGGTCTTTACAAATATATGATAGAGCAAGAAACATGAAGGTAGATCCTGTATGGCTTTACAAACAGCAATCTAGAAAAGCTGTAAGGTTGCAGCAATTTAAATCAATTATTAATGGCTACGAAGAATTTAAAACAATGGAACTAGAGAACGGACAACGGACACCGGATAGATTAGATTTTACTGATATGGTAGAAAAATTTATTAGTGATGGTTTAGTAGTGCCTTTTAAAGTATTAATGGTAGATGAAGCTCAAGACCTTACACCTTTACAGTGGGATATGGTTGTAAAAATGTCTGAAGGCGTAGAACGTGTTTACATCGCAGGAGATGACGATCAAGCAATATACGAATGGAATGGTGCTGATGTATCTTTATTTCAAACCTTTCCAGGAAAATCGCTTGTGTTAAAAAAATCAGTAAGATTAAATAAAAACATTCACTTTTTTTCTAAATGTTTATTAAATTCTATGGGTGACAATAGAGTGCCAAAAGAATTTTATTCTAATGACAAAGACGGGGCTATTTTTAGATGGAATGGTTTAAAAAAAGTTCCTTGGGATATGGATGGGAGTTGGATGGTTCTTGCAAGAATAAACGATGTTAAAAAAGAATTACAAACAGAGGCTAAAAATCTTGGCTTATATTACCAAGATCAAAAGAATAATAAATCATTTGATCCGAATCAGTTTTATGCAATACAATATTGGGAAAAAATATGTGAGGGTGGCAGCATAAATAGAGAGGAAGCTGTTACCATGTATGAATATTTATTAAACATAGATCACGGCTACCGGTCATCAGATAGTAAAAAGTGGAGTTTTGCACATCCAAATCAAGTCTTTACTTTTGATGAATTACATTTAAGGTGTGGTATGCGAGATGAAAAAAGTTCATGGAATCAGGTGTTTAAAAGAAAATTTAAAGACAAAGATAAACAATATTTTCAAAAGTTAATGAAAGAAGGTGTGGATTTAACACAACCACCTAAAATTATTATAGATACAATACATCAAGTAAAAGGTGGAGAAGCTGATAATGTTGTTTTAGCAAGTAAATGCAACTTCCCATCTCATTTTGATAAAAAAAATTTAGCAGATAAAGTTAAAGAGTTAAGAGTTTGGTACACTGGTGCTACTAGATGTAAACAAACGCTTCATCTGTTAGGTACTTATCATCAATATAACTTTCCTTTAGGAAAATACTTTAAACAATACGAGGCAAACTATGTTTAGAAAATTAATTATAAATGCTTTGGAAGATAGATATAATGCACAGATATCAGAAGCTGAAGCTACAATAAAAATATATTTTGAAAAAGCGGTTGGGATAGGAGAACATCCACAACATATTGATGAGGTAGATAAATTAGTAGATAAAATAGCACAAGCTGAAGAAAAAATTAAAATTTTACAGGAATTTAAAATATGACACATAAAGATATGTTCGATGAAACCTTTCCAGATGGTAAACAAGTCGGAGGATCTCATTATAAAAGATTTGTTATACAACCTTGGACATTTATAAGAAAAAATAATTTAAATCCATTGCAAGCAAATATAATTAAATACGTTTGTAGGTATTTATTAAAAGGCAATCCATTACAGGATTTAGAAAAAATAAAACATTATTGTGACTTAGAGATTAAACATCTTAAAGATAAAAGAGATGAAAAAAAGAAAAAAAACTAAATTAATTAATTGTGAAAGATGTCATCATGCTTATGCAGTTGCAGTTTATAAGTATGATTATTACTGCGCTGAATGTTATATTTTTTACCTTGGGTTGCCAATTAAGAAAATGAAAGTTATAGAGGACACTAATTTTAGTAAAATAAAACAATGAGAAAAATAATTTTTATCATTTGCGTATCTGTAATTTTGACATCTTGTGTAAAAGATTATGATTTTAATCCAACTACAACTTTAATGAGATATTTATTAAATGACTCATCAACTTAATTTTATATACAACGATAGCGACTGGATATGTCCATCGGAATATCCTGATTTATCACAAGCAAAAGAAATAGCGATCGATTTAGAAACAAAAGATCCTAACATTAAAACTAAAGGTGCGGGTTGGGCAACTTTTGATGGTGGTATAGTTGGTTTTGCAGTGGCAGCTCTTGGCCAACAATGGTATTTTCCTATTCAACACGATGCAGGTGGTAATATGGATCTGTCGATAACCTGCGCGTGGTTTCAAGATATATTAAAATTACCAGCTACAAAAATTTTTCATAATGCAAGTTATGACGTAGGTTGGTTATTGGTAAATGGTTTTGAAATACGTGGTCAAATAGTTGATACAATGATTGCTGCAGCTTTAATAAACGAAAACAGATATAGTTTTAGTCTTAATGCATGTGCCAAAGATTATCTTGGTGAAATAAAAAACGAAACATTTTTAAATGAAAAAGCAAAAGAGTGGGGTATAGATCCGAAAGCTGACCTTTGGAGATTACCTGCAGGCTATGTTGGATTCTATGCTGAACAAGATGCAGCTTTGACTTTACGTCTATGGGAAAGATTTAAAACAGAAATTTCTAAACAAAGTCTTAATGATGTTTGGGATATGGAGATGGAGCTCCTACCTATACTAATTGAAACAAGAAGAAAAGGTATAAGGGTAGACGAAGCTCAAGCAGCAAAGCTTAAAAAAGAATTTAAAAAAAAAGAATCAGAGGTTTTACATAATATTAAAAAACAAACTACTCTTGATGTAGATATTTGGGCTGCAAGATCTGTAGCGCAGGTGTTTGATAGGATAGGAGTAGACTACCCACGGACACCGAAAACCGGAGAACCAAGCTTTACCCAAAACTGGTTAGTAAACTGTGATAACCCGATAGCGCAACTAATAAGAGAAGCAAGAGAAATAAATAAATTCCATTCAACATTCATAGACTCCATTCAAAGATATGTTCATAAAGGTAGAATACATTCAGAAATAAATCAACTTAGATCTGATCAGGGAGGAACTGTGTCAGGAAGACTGTCCTATTCTAACCCCAATTTACAACAGATTCCTGCAAGAAACAAAGAATATGGAAATAAAATAAGAAGTTTATTTTTACCTGAAGAAGGTAGACAATGGGGTAGTTTTGATTATTCACAACAAGAACCAAGAATAGTTGCTCATTACGCTGCCTCTACTAATAATGAGTTTTCTGGGAGTTTAGAGTTTATTGAAGCTTATAAGAACGAGTCAGCTGATTTTCACCAAATAGTTGCAGATATGGCACAAATTACAAGAACACAAGCTAAAACGATTAATTTGGGTCTATTTTATGGCATGGGGAAGGCAAAATTAGCAAAAGAATTAGGTATTTCTAAAGATAAAGCGGAAAATCTTTTAATTAAATATGGCCAAAGAGTCCCTTTTGTTAAACAATTAGCTACAGACGTGTCTAGCTCTGCTTCAAAATATGGCTTTATTCGCACGATAAGGGGTCGTAAATGCCGATTCGACATGTGGGAGCCCTCTACCTTTGGAATGAACAAAGCCATGCAATATGAGGAGGCTAAAGCGGTTTATGGAAATAATATTAGAAGAGCTTTTACTTATAAAGCTTTAAACAGATTAATACAGGGTTCTGCAGCGGACCAAACAAAACAAGCTATGATTGATTGTTATAAAGCAGGTTATAAACCATTATTACAAATACATGATGAATTATGTTTTTCAATTGATAAAGAATCCGACATTAAAAATGTTAAAGAGATTATGGAAAATGCTATTACTGATTTTAAAGTTCCTTCAAAAGTCGATGTTGCACTTGGTAAATCATGGGGTGAAGCAAAAGAATAAATTATTCTTCTGACTCCTCCTCTTTTTCTTCTTCCTGTTTTTTTACTTCCTCTTCAGCTTCATCTCTTAATTTTCTTAACTCTTTGTAATAACTTGGGTGTTTCCATTCAAACATTTTTGCTCTCCTTTTATTTTTTATTCACTATTATACCATGAGCAATTTTTCACTTTTTTATTTTATTGAATAGTAGACGACTGCCTGTTGCAGGGGTTTTATTCTAGATG